AAATGACAATCGTGCAGATTACTTAATGTCTTCTGAAGGAAGTATTGGATTATCTTATCATGCACTTTCAGAAGCATATCGAAAAGGTAATGATAAGTATTTGTTGTTGGTTGATTATGATGATTTAGTAAAAAATCCTCAACAAGAATTGAATAAAATATATGACTTCTTAGAAATACCAAAATTCACTCATAATTTTGGTAGTGTAAAAACTAAAGAAGATGAAAATGATAGTGTATATGAGTTAGAAAATATGCACACAGTTAGAGACAAAGTAGAAAAAATATATCGAGACAATACTAAGTTCTTAAGTAAGTATATTTTAAATAAATACAAGAACATGGAGTTCTGGAAAAATAGAACTCAGAAGTATTCTATATTTGGACTCTAATGGCAGTATTCTCATTAAATGAAGTCAGAAGTCTTCAGGTAGAAAATAAAGATACTAATTTTACTAGTTGGTCTGAAGATCTTTATAAGTCTAACTTTGCAGAAAATTATGTATTTTTGGGTTCGGTAATAACAAAATATACTTTCTCCACTGATGTAGATTCTTTACCAGGTAATAATGTTGCTCAGTGGAATGGTCTAACTTCGACTGGCAATCATTCGTATGCAAATGATGTCAATAACTCAATTGGATATCTTAGTAACAATCCAACTCTTGTTCAAAAATTTGATGTGACTAATGAAGTTAATTCATCTCTTCCAACAATACCATCAGATAGTCCTGCCTATGGTTTTAATATGGGTATAGTCAATTCGCCAACTGCTTTTTATGCTAATGGTGGAACACCAGGAGCATTTGGTAAAACCAATATTAATAGAATGCCCTTTTCTGATGAAACATTGGTTAATATAGGTACTGGTGCGTTTGGCAGGCATCGACAATCTACATTTTCAACTCCACCAGATGATGTAGGATATATTTTTTCTGGAGAAAGATATGGTGGTGGTGGTGCTCTAGATTATGATGAAATGTCAAAAATTGAAAGATTTACTTTTTCTACAGAGACTATTGAACAGATAGCAAATAGTACTCCTTCAAGTTATATTTGGAAACGACGTGGTACTGTACAAAGTTCTCAGTATGGATACTTAATTGGAGGAATTATTACTCCACCAGTGATGCCACCACCACACACTGAAACTGGTATAGTATCTAGATATGAATTTAAAACAGAAACATATCAAAATACTACACCTGGCGCACATCTTCCACAAAACAAACAAAGTGTTAGTGCAGGATTTAGAAGCTCTGATTATGGATATTATGGCGGCGCTTATAGTAGAAATGCTGGAACTCATTATTCTAATATCTACAAGCTTAATTTTGAAACAGAAACTCTACATGGACCTGTTCAAAATTTTTATACCAATGTTGGTGGAGTAAATGCACTATTGGGTACAGCAAGTGCTATTAAACCAAATCATAATCACATGCAATATGCTTATTTCTGGGGAGGTACCTTATCTACTGGTGCCCCATCTGCATATGGTTACATTCAGAAGTATGAATTTGCTACTGGTACCAGTGGTCCATTTAATCCGTTCACATCACAGAAAGGTGGTGCTGTAATATCAACCCATGAACATGCATGGAAAATGGGTGGGGAAGGTCCCACTCCCCCCAACCCTGCCAGAAAAAGTTGGGTGTATAGGTATGATTTTTCATCGGATAATGAACAGATAAGATCTGGAACTCATCCACTTCCAACTGGTGTATCAAATGGATTATCTTATCAAACTAGAGCAGGAGATAGAGGATACTTTTCTCAGTTTTGGCCAGGTCCTGATACCATTATTAGGCAAGAAAACCAAACTGAAACATTATCATCTCTTACAGGTACTTTAAATAATCTTACTTTTAATTTTACTGGACAATGTACAAAAAGTTATGGATATAGTTTTGGGGGATCTCAACCTGACAATAGTGTTCCAGCCGGAATAAACAGATTTGATTTTTCCACCGAATCTTATACATCAATTCCAGCAACACTAGACACAGCAGTAAAATTTGGTGCAGCAGCAGCAAGTCCACAACGTGCGCACATATTTGGTGGAATTGGTGTTCCTGGATCTTACACTAATAACATAGATCAATTTGAATATTCTACAGAAACGGCATCAGATTTTCCTCTTAATATGCCTTACTCTGCATATGCAGTAGGTGCAGTTTCTAATACCCAAGAAGCATTTTTACATGGTGGAGTAATTCCTAATGGTCCACCATGGGCCTCAAGTAGAAAAAACAGACTTACATTTTCTGATGGTACACTTAGTACATTAACATCTGGAAGTAATATAGGACATAGAGGAGATGATGGATGTACCAATAGTCCTTTCAAATAAATAATCTTACTTGATTTATTATGCATGATATCTGGAGCAACTGAAAGTTCATTTTATTATCTTGCTCAACATTATAAGTTTCCTGATGATGTTGATGTAAAAAGAACGACACAAGAAATAATAGAGTCTAATAAGAAATATAAAATCATCTGGGCACATGATAATTGTGACCAGATGGCACATTATAATCTACCGCAACATCTTGATAAAGTGGATGTTATTGTCTGCGTATCAAATTGGGAAGCAGAACAATATGTAAAATTCAATAGGGCACCTGCCGAAAAAATTGCAGTGATTCCAAATGGTATTTCAGAAGAGTTCAAACCATATGGTAAGAAGTCAAAGACTGCAATCTTTTTTTCAGCACCACATAAGGGAGTATCTGCACTACCAAAAGTATGGAAGCAAATTATAAAAAATCATCCTGATGCAAAGTTAAAAGTTTTTTCTTCATATGATCTTTATGGCCAAGATCATGTAGAAAGAAATAAGATACCAGAATTTATCGAAGCAATTGAAGAACTTAAAACTCTTCAAGGTGTGGAGTATTCTAAATGTATTGATCGAGAAGAACTTCTGCCCCACATACAAGATGCTGCATTCTTTATGCATCCAAATCTATGGGAAGAAACATTTTGCGTTTCTATGGCAGAAGCAATGGCATGTGGATGTTATCCAATCGTAAGTGACATTGGAGCACTCAGAGAAGTTTCATTCAATCGTGGCAAATATGTTCCAATGCTTGGAGAAAATACTCCAGAAGGTTGGAAACCATCCTCAAAATTTATTAATGAATTTGCACAAGAAGTTTCAAGGTGCTTTGACTTTTTTGATAAAGAACCAGAAACTTTTTATGCAGCAACAAATGATCTCTCAAGGATTACTAGAGATACTTATTCTTGGAAAAAAATCTCTGAGTATTGGAAACAAATGATTAATCACATAACTAATAAATAAAAACAATACGATTAATATTTGGATTAGTATGTCTAACAATTATGAAACCATTGCCTTGGCAACATCTAAAGAGGTTTTAGATGATAGTAATGAATTTATGTTTCAGGTTCTATCTGAATGTAACCGTTGGAGAGAAAGCGAGAGAGAACTAGCACAAGGTCGATCAAACTTTCAGATTGAAAAGTTTATTGTTCATGACAACTTTACAATTCCTTCTGCATTTAAAGCAGCAATTATCAATAGAAAATCTGTTGCTGAAGGAATGCTTTCAAGAATTGTGGAAGCAAAGCAGGCAGCAAGAGAATTTCATTATAAGTGGGATGGTAAAGATAAGAGTCAACCAATTTGGTGGAAGACTAGAGAAGGTGGAGAATCACTATGTTGGTATGACATTGATGAGTTTAATTTTAATCGATTGCTTGAAGATATTAACAGTGGATTCAAAGCATCTGTAGATGAACTTGAATTTTTTGATAAGGTGATTGGTAGATTGGTAGAACTCAACGGAGGAAAACTAATTACTAAAGATCAGTATGATGCCGACCAACCAGAGTACTGGCAGAGAAGACTTTCTAATCAGTCTCTTGATGATCTACTGTCGGCAAGAACTGGTGTCAATGCAGGTAATATCCGCTCTATGAGAAGGGCCAGTGCCCCTACAGTACTCGAAGATGATGTCAATAGAACGAAGGGTTCTTTCGGTGATGCAAGCAATCCTATGGAGTTCCTGAACGCACTTCAGGAGAATGTTGCTGCTGGTATTGAAGAGATTACTAAAGCGGATCAAAATTTTCTTCGCGGTATTGAAGAGAAAGAAGAAACTAAAGAATTAAAATCAACATCATTTTTTAACCAAGACCTAAAGCAGTAAAACCTAATGGCAATTGTAGGGGATGTATTCGGATTAAATTCTGTATATGCAAAGCAGGTAGAAAATGTAGAAAATTCTAATTTTGCCAGTTGGCCAGAATCTTCTAATCTTCTTTTTAATTATGCTGGATATTTTGGTGGTGGATATACCCCTAAAAGTCACATAGGTCGTCTTGATGTGTCTGTAAACACATGGAGTCTTCCAGGAGATTATGCTCCAGCAGCACTGGATGGTTTTAGTAATGGAGTTTCAACATCTCAATATGGATATTTTGGTTCTGCTGGAAACCAGAATGATTACACATACTTTTCTTACGTTTATCGATTAGATTTTAGCAATACAACAAGTTCACTTCCTGGTGCAATATTGACAGCAAGTCCAGCGGTAAATGATGTTGGAGGTGTTCAAACTCCTACGAAAGCATATTTTGCTGGAGGTTCTGCTGGTGGAGGTACTCCGAGTGTCAACAATAAAATAGAAAAATTTACTTTTTCTAATGAATCCATATCAACATTACCGTCTACTTTATCTACAGCTAGAGGTAGTATGGGATCAGTTCATTCTGAAAGTTATGGTTATTTTGCGGCTGGTTTTATTGGTCCTCCTTCCCCTTTCACGACTGATGTAATAGATAGACTTGGGTTTGATACCGATACTACTTCTACTCTGCCTACCACTTACCCTGCATCAGATAATAATATTCCATCTACTTCATCATCAGAATATGGATATTTTTTAAATACTTCTCATCTTGTACGTTTAAATTTTAATACAGAAAGTTTTACTACTATCTCTAATGCCACACCTGTGGAGGCGCCGGGTAGAGCTGCTATGAGCAATAGCAATTTCAATACTTATTTTGCTGGTGGATATGGACCAGACTATCTTAGTTCAACATTAAGACTTGACTACGGCAGCGAAACTATATCTGATATTGGTGCAAATTATCCCGAGGGTCCTTTTTCTTCTGCAGGAGGAGTTTCTGGAGGAAAGTCTCTTAGATCATTTACTATAAAATCTTATGGATATAACAATTCAGCATCAGCTGAGATAAAATTTAATAGGGTTGATTTTGCTACAGATGGTGTCAGTTTATCGCCTGGAATGACAAAACTTAATCAAGGTTTTGCAAGAGGAACTGCATTTTCAGACTTACATTGTGGATATTATACTGCAGGAATATCTTATCCTCCTGGGGCTTTTGTTAGTTGGACAAGAAGACATGATTTTTCAAGTGAAACAAGTTCAACACCTGGTGATAAATGTCCCTATAATGCAAGAGATCTAAGATCTGTAAGTAGTAAAGAGTATGGTTATATATCGGGTGGACAGATCCCTCCAGTACCAGCATATTTCTCATTCACAGCAAGAATGGACTTTTCGACCACAACTTTTGATGCTGCTCTAAACAGTGGAAGAAATATGTCATCTAATAAGGCTGCTCATATAGGAATTCAAAATTCATCTTATGGATATTTTGGTGGAGGGTACAAATATACCACAGAAACTATAACTTATAGTACGGTTGACCGATTAGATTTTTCAACTGAATCTTATAGTCTTTCTGCTAATCTTACAACTCCAACTTCGACAGGTTTGATGCATGGGAACGGATTTGAAAATGGAGTTTATGGTTATTTTGGTGGTGGTTATACCAATCCTCCAAAAGTTGATAGATGTCAAATATACAGACTAGATTTTTCTAACGAAACAATATCAAGTGGTGGAAATTTAAATTCTAACTTTAGCAGAGCTAGTGCCATGAGTGGTTTATATGATGCATGGTGGATGTTTGGTAGTCCCGGTCTTTCAGGATCACGTAGATCTAGATATAATTACTCAACAGATACTGCATCAGCACTTCCAGATCTTACTATAGGATCAGGAACTGCTGCTTCAATAGAGTTTGAAAATTAACAATAAATAATTTTATCTAAATTATTCTGATATGAATGATATTCTTTCTCATGTTTTAATTCAACCTAACGTAGTGACTGGAGATGGTTTGAATAGGTTGGTTACTCATATGAAAAATGCTCCTAAGCAAAAGATGGGAGTGTTTGATCCTGAACAAGCAGATAAAACTAGAGCCAGTCAGTCAAAGATTGATACTAGTACGAGGAATGTGGATTGTGCAGAACTTGATGGGATTGTGCCTGAGATTGAAGAGTTGATGGATAATATTGTTCGTCATGTAATTAATCCATTTTATAATTTTAAAGTAAGAGATGCTGAACCACCACAGTTACTCTGCTATGAACCTGGAGGACATTATTTACCTCACAATGACGGTCAAGGATTATGGACAAATCCTGATGGAACGAAAGTTTGGAAGAAGACTATGGATAGGGACTTATCCATGGTGCTGTTTTTAAATGATGATTTTGAAGGAGGATATTTCTCATTTCCAGGACTAAGAATTAAAATTAAACCAGAACCTGGACTGTTAGTTTGTTTCCCATCAACAAGATTCTATGTACACACTGTTGAACCTGTGACTTCTGGAAACAGATATGCAATGGTAACATGGATGAGAGTTTTGGGTATGCCAACAAAAGAAGATCAGGATAAAGAAATTGCAGATAAATATGGTATAGAAGTTTATTGATAATATGGCACAACTAGTCAAGCATTATTTTAAAACACTTAGTGGTGATTGGGCAACTAATCTCACTAAAGGATTAGTTATGCCAAGAATTGAAGGATTGGATGTAAAGTATTGGATGACAGACTCTAATGGAGTCCAATACATGCTTTCTCATGTTCCAGAAACGAAAGAAGTAATTACTAATGTAGGTTATCACGATTACTCCAAATATGGGGATGATGGTGATACACCAATAGAATCTCAATTGGAGATGTGGAAGTCTGATAATAATATAACTGGAATCATAACAACTGAACAATATACCTATGAAGAAATTAATGATACAGAGATTGTAGAAGCAGAGCAATCTGGCGTAGAAAGAACAGGATTTAATATTACACATACCAAACCGATAGTTTTAGAAACATCAGTTGGACTATCAACACTCACAGAAGCAGAGTGGAATACTGAAATTTCAACATATGATACTAGACAACAAAATAAAAGATATGATGCAATCAGAGTGACAAGAGATAAAATGCTGACTCATACTGATTGGAAAGTAGTTCAAGAATTGGAAACATCTGGATCAGTATCTACAGATGTTTCTAACTGGAGACAAACATTAAGAGACTTACCAAATAATGTAGGATTTCCAACCTGTTATCCAGATCTTCCAACAATATTTGAAAATGATTCTACCTTAGTATCTTTAACTGGATCTTTTGATCATGATGTAAGATCTATTGTAATGATCAATGATCCATTACCAGAATTAGAGATTGAGTAAGTCAAAACACTTTTTATTACGATCATATGCATAGTCAGCATACTGACCATTCTTTCTTACATAGTGTAAGAACAGTTGCATAAATCGATCATTTTTATGAGTTCTTAATGGAGATCTCCAGTGAGGAACAATAGTTCCAAGATATGCTAAACCATCACCTGTAGGTGTTACAACCTCTCTACGTTTTCCTGTAAGGTCTTTTAATTTGATGGGCCACTCAGCATCTCCACAGATATTCATTGTTACTGATACTTCACAAGACGGTCTATCCGTATGACAATTCATCCATCCTTTATTGTGATACGTTGTAGTAAACCAGTATGTTGGAATAAGTTCTTCTCCAAGTGCTTCTTCTAGTATTGGTTTTAGTCTATGAACTACAAAAGTTGAAGATGGAGGAGCATAACAACACATTACATTACCTCTTTCAGGATCATAATGGGTCTTAAGACCACCAAGATCATGAACAGCACCCATTAAGTTCTGATATTTAATTTGTATTGCTTCTTCTTTGGTAATAATGTTGGGAATATAATGCCAACCCTTCTTTGAGAATGGTGTACTCATCTTATGTATTATTATATACTACTATGTATCTTTAACGGCGACAAACCTAGTCTACTGGCATTTGGATGTTCTGTCAAGTCTTGACAAATAATAGGATCTGAGTATAATGATACATACCTGTAGTTGATTTTTTTATTAATGGCATTTCAGAGTATTTGGTATTTTAGTGACTTGCCCAAAAAAGTTGTTGATGTTCTTGAAGAAGACATATCAGATAATTTTGCAGATAAGATGGCAGACTCTCGCGTAATGGGAGATCTTCTTAATAAAGATAAGAGAAATTCAAAAAACACCTGGATCCCAACCACACACTGGACTGCAGGATTTATCTGGCACTATATTGAAAGAGCAAATCGTGAAAATTTTCTTTATGATATTCGCAATATCGATGGGGAAAGTATGCAGTACACTCAGTATGGTGTAGGACAATATTATAGTTGGCATAATGATGCTGGATTAGCATCACAATATAAACCTGTATCAGTTGGTAATCATCATGAAGGAAGACAACATGATTTTGTAAATGAAAATCTTGAATTAGTTAGAAAACTTTCATTTACAGTTCAACTATCTGATCCTGATGAATATGAAGGTGGAAATGTTCAATTTATGGATGAATCTGGTAAATCATATTTTGCTCCCAGACAAAGAGGTGCGATAGTTCTATTCGACTCTCGTACTCAGCATCGAGTATTAAAAGTAACTAAAGGTGTGCGTAGATCTTTAGTTGGTTGGGTTGTTGGCCCTCGTTGGAAGTGAGGTAAAATGGCAGAACGAATGACTAGCAAAGACATTGCATTTGCAGAAAAAATGTGCAGTGGAACATCAAAAACAAATAATGAAGACTTTGATAAGAACGGTTATCTAGTTGTCAAGAATCTATATGACCCAGAAAAACTTTACAGACCAGTTCCAGAAATAAGAGGTCAACTTAATTACTGGGGAAAAAATGAAGATGAGTTTAGACATACTCCCCTAGAAGCACAAGTTGAAGGATCTATTGCATGCTATTGGCATCCTCAATATAGAGATGTACATTCTCATATTAGATTAAAACTTGAAAAAATAATTGGAAAAAAACTTTTTAATACTTATTATTACGATCGTTTTTATTTTCCTGGACAAGAATTAAAAATACATTGTGATAGACCATCTTGCGAAATTTCTGTGTCAGTTCATGTCAGTTCTAACGTTAAGGAACCTTGGAAATTGTGGATTAAAACTCCTGATATAGATGATGTTAAAGGTGAAAATCATTCGGTAATTCTTGATGTTGGTGATGGTATGATATATAAAGGGTGTGAGAGACCACACTGGAGAGAACCTCTACCGAAAGAGTACGAAAGAAAATGGTATGGTAAAAAAGTAGAGAAAGAAGGTCTCTACTACCATCAAATTTTCTTTCATTACGTCCTCGCAGATGGTATTAGAAGTCATTTTGCTAATGACGCAGCCCATTAATTATTATTTTAAGAGTATTAAATGTCTGAAAATTTTGTAAAACTTGCTATAGAGGGTGGAGGATCTATTCACCCTTTAATTATTCCTTCTGATAATTTGAAAGGACCTTCGATTACGAATCCTTCCATCTATAATGATAACGGTAAAATTATTACTAATTTGAGGAATATTAATTATACTCTCTATCACTCCGAGAAAAATATCTTTGAGCATCAATGGGGACCTCTTGTATACATTCATCCTGAAGATGATTGGAGACTGAGGACTTGGAATGTTATTGGTGAACTTGATGAAAATATGAGACTCAAATGGCATACTCACATTGATACATCAAAACATCCAGACAAAGAACTTTGGGAATTTGTTGGTCTTGAAGATGCTCGGATTTTCAGATGGGATGATAAACTTTGGACTTGTGGTGTTCGTCGTGATCTTGATAAAATAGGTACTGGTAGAATGGAACTCTGTGAAATTGAGATCCAAAGAGATGGTGTAGTTAAGGAGTTGAGTCAACATCGTATTCCCACCCCAGGAGATGACACATCTTACTGCGAAAAGAACTGGATGCCAATTCTTGATATGCCATATCATTTTGTGAAGTGGACTAATGGAACTGAGGTTGTAAAATATGATATTGAATCTGGAAAGACGGAGAAAGTTGTAGTCACAGATTTTAGAGATCTTGGTTGTATTGATCTTCGTGGTGGATCTCAAGTCATTCCTTTTGGAGAGTATAGACTTGCGTTATGCCATGAAACATTCTTAACTAAGAGTCCTGCAGGTAGAAAAGATGGAACATATCGTCATCGATTTGTTGTGTGGGACAAAGACTGGAATATTGTAAAAGTATCAAGAAGATTTTCTTTCTTAGAGGGTGAAATTGAATTTGCTGTTGGTATGTGTGAGTATGGAGATGACTATTTAATTACCTTTGGTTTCCAAGATAATGCTGCATATCTTGTTAGGATTAATCAGGAGTTCGTTAAAAATTATATTTTTGAAGAATGATTTCTTTTAATAACCTTGGACATATGGGACGTTTGGGTAATCAAATGTTCCAGTATGCGGCTTTGAAAGGAATTGCTTCCTATAGAGGATATGAGTATTCTATTCCTTCTCATGACATGATGTTAAAGCAGTGCTTTAAAATACCAGAGACTAAAAGTAATAATAATATAAAATCATATTCCTTCGATGGTATTGAGTATAATAAAAATTATGTAAACGATTGTCCCGATAATGTTGATATATCTGGATACTTTCAATCTGAAAAATATTTTCAACATATTAGATCAGAGATACTTAAAGACTTTACTTTTCATGATGATGTTTATAAGTCGTGCTCATCATACATGAGTGGATTATTTGGTTCTGATAGGGTGATTGGTATTCATGTGAGAAGAACAGATTTTATGACCGACCCTCAATTTTTTGCGTTAAAAATAGATTATTATGTGGAAGCACTTAGACATTTTTATAATAAAAATCCAGTTATGATTGTTAGTGACGATCCACAATGGTGTAAACAAAATTTTACCGATGATAGATTTTTTATATCCTCTTCAAATAATATGTTTGTTGATTTATGCTTACTATCTTTGTGCGATTATCACATAATTGCGAATAGTTCTTTTAGTTGGTGGGGATCATGGTTAGCAGGTAGTAGTAAAACTATTGCACCAAGACGGTGGTTTTCTCCAACAGGTAATTTTAAAGACTGGTCAACCGATGACCTATATAATCCAGATTGGAGTTTGATTTAATTATGGAATTAAAAGATAATAAAAATTCTGTTTCTGTTATTACTGCATGTAAGAATAGAGTAAAAGCATTAAAAGTTTCTTTAGCATCTTGGTTGACATTTGATGAAGTTAAAGAAGTTATTATTGTTGATTGGAATTCTGATGATCCAATAAATTATCTTACTAAATTAGATCCAAGAGTTAAAGTAGTACGAGTTGATGATAAAGAACATTTTAACCAACCACAACCTTTAAATCTTGCAGCTAGTATTGCTACAGGAGAGTTTATTGTAAAGGTTGATGCTGATCATACCTTTAATCCGTATGATGATGTATTAAAAAATCATTGTCCATCTGATGAAGAATTTTTTTGTGGACAGTTAAAAACTGATAATCCTGTAGAGCAGTGGCGTAATGAGTCTGGAGATGCTTGCATTAATGTAAATCAGGATAAAGAAGACTTTAGACAATATCTTCTAACATATAATTCATTTTATCGATACTTAGTTGGTATTTTATATGTAAGTAAAAAACATTTTGATGCTGTCGGTGGATATAATGAAAAACTTGGAGATTGTTATGCATATGAAGATGATGAAATGTGCCAAAGATTAGAAGTCTATGGTCTAAAGAAAAACAAATATCATGTGAATAGTTACGAATTCATTCATTTACCACATGGAGATAATAAAAGAATTGAAAACTTCAAAGGATTTGAAGGGCAAGAATATTATGAGAATTGTTGCTATGAAAAAAATAAACAATTTTATTCTGGAGACGTTTTAAAATGGCAAATTGAATATGCTTTATCTGAGAAACATACTGAAGTAAACAAACATATGATTGGTGAAGTTTTAGATTATAAAGTGGATAATAAAACTGAATGGAAGATCAGTAATATTGATGATCAAAATTACTATGCTGTAGATGTTACTGAGAGTGAAGAGATTACTTTAAAACATGAGAATTTATCATCACTTCCTATGATTAGATTCATCTCTTTAGAAGAGAGTAAAGATAGGAGAGAAGAACTAATAAATGTTTTCAAATCTAACGGCATCAGTAGTAAATGTTATGTTTCAAAAAGATTTCATGAGTGTAATTATAAAATAACTGGCAAATATGCTGACACTTTAAACGATGGTACAAAAGGATGTGTAGTATCACATCTTGAAATGATTAAAGATTGGTATGATAATACTGATGAAGACTATGGATTTTTTGCTGAAGATGATCTAAGTCTTGAAACCGTACAATATTGGGATTTCACATGGGAAGATTTTATATCAAACACTCCAGAGGATGCTGATTGTATTCAACTTTTAGCAATTAGAGATAAATTCCCAACCATGCAAATTCGTGGAAGATATTGGGATGATTGGGGAGCAACTGCATATATCATTACCAGAGATTATGCTGCCAAAATCATTGACACTTACATAAAAGAAGATGAATATCATCTAGAGATTCCTGGGTCTTCTATTCAACCTTTGGTTGAGAATCTAATATTTACTTTAGGTAAAACTTACACCATTCCATTATTTGTAGAAAATATTAAGTTTTCATCTACATTTGAAAATAGAGATGATGATGTGGAAGATGGTGGAAAAAATAATCACGTTATCGCTGCTAAAAAAGTATTAGACTGGTGGAAAACAAAAAATACTCCACAACAAAAAAGTGAACTAGAAGATCTTATTCATCAGTACTCCATAGATACTGAAAATCCAGAGACTAATTTTAATCTTGCCTATTATTATTACGATCAGGGTCACACTGCACCAGCTTTATCATATTTCTTGCGGTGTGCTGAAAGGGGTAAGGACACTCATCCTGATCTAGCATACACTGCACTCATTATGGGATCTTATTGTTACTTCAAGCAAGGGACGAGAGATCAGAGTGGTAGAGGATTATTGTGGCAAGCGCAAATGTTCTTACCAAAACGACCAGAGGCCTATTTCCTTCTTGCTAGATATGCAGAGAAAATGCAATGGTGGCAAGATTGTTATTCAACTGCTGAATTGTGTTTGATGGTGTGTGATTTTAATTTAGAAAAACTTCCTATTGATGTAGAATATCCTGGAAAGTGGGGAATCATATATGAAAAATCACTTGCATCGTGGTGGTGGGGTAAGGAATCGGAAACAAGACAATTAGTAAGAAAAATTAGAGATGATCATCATGAAGACATTCAAAATAAAGAACATTTTAAAGCGATTCAAGATACATTAATTAGACTTGCTACTGGTTATATATCTGAAGAAGAATTAAAGTATGATAAAAATAGGAATCAAAAATTAAGATTTAAATTTGATGGTTGGGAATATGTGGATAAAAATTATTCGCAGGCATTCCAAGATTTATTTGTTCTCTCAGCACTGAATGGTAAAAAAAGAGGTCTTTATCTGGAAATAGGTGCTCAACAACCTTTCTATCAAAATAATACTGCATTACTTGAAACTAAATTTGGATGGGATGGAATTTCTATCGAGATAAGACAAGATCTTTGCGATCAATTCTTTAGAGAAAGGGATAATAAAATTTTATGTGCAGATGCTTTGACAGTAGATTATGATAAACTTCTTACTAAGTTCGATAAAGGAACAGTATTTGATTATCTTCAAGTTGATTGTGAACCATCTGAAACCACATATCAAATATTAACTAAAATACCATTTGAAAAGTACAAGTTTGCACTAATTACTTATGAGCACGATGATTATGTTGATCTCTCAAATAAGTATAAAAAACTATCTAGGGATTACCTCCATTCAAAGGGATATAAAATGTTAGTATCTGATGTATCTTTGAATGAAAATAGTTCATTTGAAGATTGGTGGTATCACCCAGAATTAATTGATCCTTCCATAGTCGAAAATATGCAAAGACTTGACCAAATTGTAGATGTTCGTTCTTACATGATTGAGGTATAAAATTATGTTTACAGTTTACTCAAAAAATGGTTGTCCGTATTGCGAAAAAATCAAGAGTGTGTTAGAGTTGACAGAGCAGAGACATGTCGTCTATTTGCTCGGTAGAGAATTTACAGGCCAAGATTTTTATGATAAGTTCGGTGAAGGATCTACATTTCCACAGGTCGTGTATGACGATAAAAATTTAGGAGGATGCGTTGACACACTCAGATTCCTCAGAGAACAAAAAATCCTCTGAATTGTCACTAAATAAAGACAAGAACCCTGGTATTAACAGGGGGATTGAACTCATGCTTAATGGAGGTAAGAGAAAGCAGAAACAACCATTTCATATCATTGTTGAAAAGATGGTTTGCTTTCTCAATCGGGAAGTAAACGTCTATTTTGAGTTTTCCTTTAATTCAAAAAAGAAGAAACGAGTTTCCCGAGGTAAGAAAAATGTTAGCAGTTAGTTTAGTTTTCGGTTCATTAATGACCGTATTGTTTTTAATCGTGGGACTTATAGGAGGTTGGACTGCCAGAGAATATATGATGAACTATCGGGAAGTACCAAGACCTCACCCCGAAATGTTTGATAATCAGGGTAACCTGATTCCTGATGAGGTCATTGCATTTAATTTTGAAAACTATTATGACGACAACCAAATCGAAGAAGACGACGACAACTAAAAAGAAAAGTGCTCCTACACCAATTCCAGAACTGGCCGCAAATCCATTTGCATTTGAAGTTTTGGAATTGGCATCAAAGCAGAGAACAATTGCTAAAAAAGTAGAAGTTCTTGAAAAGTATAAGGATCCTTCTCTTACTGCAATTTTTATTTGGAACTATGATACTGCTTTGATTTCTGCACTTCCTGAAGGTGATGTACCATATGCAGGAACAGATGAGCAAGGATCATTCAGCATGACTCTTGGACAAAAAATACAAGATGCTGTTGCTAAGATGAATGAACTTGGTAGTAAGTCACTAGGATCACAAGATCAGGGACACTCTTCTATTCGTAAAGAGTATACTAAGTTTTACAATTTCTTGAGAGGCGGTAATGATAGTCTGAGTAATCTCCGTAGAGAAACGATGTTCATCAATATTGTTTCAGGGCTTCACCCACTAGAAGCAGAAATTGTACTTTTATGTAAAGACAAAAAACTGCAAACAAGGTATAAACTTGATAAAAAGCACATTGCGAAAGCATATCCCGAAATCAAATGGCGTGATGGATTTACACTATGAGTGATCAAATTATATCTCCAGATCAAGAACAGTCCACAGAGGAAAAAACTAGTATGGAATCATGGACATCAGTAGAAAAAGAAAGTTCTAAGCAGAGATATGGTTGCGAAATCATGATCGAAAATGGATCATGGGAGCAAGTCAGCACTACTGATTGTCCTAATGATGCTAGAATTATAAAGTATGAAGTTGATGGTCAGGTCAGATATGATCTCACTAGAAGTCAAAAGGAAGTTAAAATTTTTGACATGTACTGGGATAAGTTTGGATCTAACTTAAAGTCAATCGACTTTGGAAATGGTAGAATCAATCCAAAACTGTGGGGATACAAAGCACCAGAATCTAAAAAAAGAAAATGAAAAAGAAGTATGATGAGAAGTTGAAAGATGAACTTATGAAAGAGTTCAAAAGTCAAATGAATATAGATATTGATGAAAAAGAATTAGAAAAAGTTCTTAAAAGATATCGCAAGATCAATAGATCAAATATTAATGAGATCAGGAAATTGCAAAAGTGATTTCAAAGTTGCCGGGTAAATTTCCCGGCAATTTTTTTGGTTTGTAAAGATTTTATAAAATTGTATCACATGTTACAATAGAACTTGACTAGATAGAGAGTATAGGTTACAATATACCTGTCGTTCATCCATATGTTAGCACTACTGCTGGCATTCACCCTTGCCCATCATAATGACGGCACCCCTTACGGGTGGCACATGTCTTGTGAAAGGTGGTTACAACGATCTACGGAAATCCGAGCAGATTCAAACCTTGACCTTCGGTCTAAGTTGAATCTAATCGCTTACCTTAAATCGAAAGTAGAAGGAGAATGCAACGGAGTGTATACATAGGACGCAAGTAAGTCGCGGAACGGAGCGTTCATCCCATGTTTGATTTTTTACTATACTCTGGTATTGCTTGTGTAGATGCTGCTGAGATGATCAGTCGTATCGAAGCAAACAAGAATGTAGATCAAATCATTACCACTGAGGTTATTGAGACCGTAAAGGAAGCAACACCTGAGTGTAATTGGGACGCAAACGACTGAAGGAACGGGAAAACGGATCCTGCGTAAGCAGAGAAGGTTAATTTCACCCTAGTATTTCAGGAGTCAGACAAATGAACACACTTCTAATGATCAAGAAGCAAATTGACAAGGCAGCAGCACTGCACGATGCACAGATCACTCATACCGCATATCGTGGTGTCAAGTGTGAAGTTCATAAGGCAGGTAAGGAGTCACACGGCACCTTCTGCTACCGTGGTCGCAGCTACACCAAGTGATATCATGGAAGCAATTCAAGTTACTGGGATCGTATCCCTTAGTATGATTGCATTCTTATCACTTATCTACGGGGAGATGAAACTCCTCAAATGAACGATGAAAGAGGGGTTCTCACCCCTCTTTTTTTATGGTATAATGGTGAAGTAACTCTTTGGCATTATGGAGAAAGAAAGATTAAAATTAATTGTCAGAAATCTTGAACTTCTTGTCGAGTCTCTGAAAGCAGAAGTCTATTCTGATCCCAACTCTTATATTGATAAGAGAGAGAACTATGATGATCCTGTGGAATATCAGGCACAATATGATGATGATGGGTATCCTGACTGATGGGAAGAACTGATGATCTTGTAAAATTGCTTGAAAGATTTATCAAGCAAGAACATGCATACAAACCAGAGTATATTGATGAAATGAAAGCACAGCTTAGTGCTATAAAAAAGCAAATCGAATCCAAAGATCAAAGTAATTGAAGAACATGAGTGTAAAACTGATTAGCGTAACTCCCGATGCGGAACAGACCATGGCCTATGTTGCTCGTGTGTCAAATCCTAATAATCAGGAGAACCCAAATTATGCAAAACTGTTAGGATACTGCATCAAGCACAATCACTGGTCTGTGTTTGAACAGGCATTTATGACTCTTGAGATTGAAACTACAAGGGGACTAGCGGCTCAAGTGCTCCGGCACCGTTCTTTCACATATCAAGAATTTTCACAACGCTATGCTGATTCTTCCCTACTCGCGGAGACGATCCCGTCAAGACACCAAGAATCGTCAGAATTCTATTGATGATATTGACCCGTTTGTTCGTCAGGAATTCCAAATCAAAATGCAAAGGCACTTTGAAGAGGGAATGAAACTCTACAAAGAAATGCTAGATGCATCGATTGCAAAGGAGTGTGCCCGGTTTGTATTGCCTTTAGCAACGCCAACCCGAATGTACATGTCCGGTTCAGTTCGGTCATGGATCCATTACATCACTCTGAGGTCTGCTAACGGTACTCAAAAGGAGCACATGGATATTGCACTAGCATGCAAAGAGATCTTTGCAGAACAGTTTCCAACATGTGCTGAGGCGCTTGGTTGGGTCTAAATAAAATATATGTAATTCATAACAATGGCGACATACCCTGTGGTAAACACCAAAACTGGTGAACAAAAAGAAGTGAGAATGAGCATTCATGAATGGGATCAGTGGCGTAAAGACAATCCAGATTGGCTTAGAGATTACTCTGATCCATCAACTATGCCTGGTGTGGGTGAAGTTGGTGAATGGAAAGACAAACTCGTAGCAAAAAATCCAGGATGGAATGATGTTTTAGCAAAAGCATCAAAGCAACCTGGAGCAGGAAACCTAAAGATCTAAAGAACTTATGGCAAGAAAGAAAAGGAACAATGATCTCCAACCCATTGGAGTTGGATTGACGACCAAACAAATGAAAAGAAAAAAACCTGTTAATAGTGATTTTCTTGTAGACATTCAACCGTTAACTGAAAATCAAGAACAACTATTCAAATCTTATAAAGAAGGAAAACACTTAGTTGCATATGGATGTGCTGGAACAGGTAAAACTTTTATTACCCTTTACAATGCGCTGAGAGATGTTCTTGATGAGAGAACACCTTATGAAAAGGTCTACATGGTCCGTTCCTTAGTTTCTACCAGAGAGATTGGTTTTCTCCCTGGCGACCATGATGATAAATCTGCACTGTATCAGATTCCTTATAAGAACATGGTGAAGTACATGTTCCAAATGGCAACTGATGCAGACTTTGAGATGCTGTATGGCAATCTTAAAGCACAGGAAACTATCAAGTTCTGGTCAACTTCTTTCCTTCGTGGAACAACTCTTGATAATGCAATCATCATTGTTGATGAATATCAGAACTTGAATTTTCACGAACTTGATAGTATAATTACAAGAGTTGGTGAGAACAGCAGAATTTGTTTCTGTGGTGATGCTCGTCAGTCTGACTTGACTAAGACCAATGAAAAGAATGGTATTCTTGATTTCATGAAGATCATTCGTTCAATGCCATCATTCGATGTTGTTGAATTTGGTATTGAGGATATTGTCCGTTCTGGTCTTGTTAAGGAATACATTGTTGCTAAAATGGAAGCAGGTTTTTAATGTTCAATCATGTTGATATTACTCTCCCTCAACTTGAGAGGGAGACCATTGATGGGGTACGATACTACAAAGTACCCGATAACGAAGAACTACTCCGACTGGTCTCCATTACTTCGGTGACCAGTCATTTTAATAAGGAGATTTTTGTTAAATGGCGTAAGAAGGTTGGAGATGAGGAAGCAGATCGTATCACCAAGGCAGCAACTGGTCGTGGTACTGACATGCACACACTGGTAGAATATCTACTTAAAAACGAAGAACTACCAAAAGTTCGTCCTATCTCTAAGTTTTTATTTGATATTGCCAAACCAGATTTAAATAACATTGACAATATTCACGCTTTAGAAAGTTCGCTATATAGTAGACAACTTGGTATTGCTGGAACTGTTGATTGTATTGCTGAATATAATAACGAATTAGCAATTATAGATTTTAAAACATCTAAAAAACCAAAACCACGCGAGTGGATCGATCACTACTTTGTGCAATGTGCTGCATATGCTTGTATGTTGTATGAACTGACAGGAATTGCTGTCAAAAAATTTGTAATTATTATGGCCTGCGAAAATGGAGAATGCGTCGTCTATGAAGAGCGAGACAAATCAAAGTACATCAAACTTCTTACCAAATACATTAGAAAGTTTGTTACAGATAAACTGGAACTCTATGAAACCAAATAACGAATTAGAAAAGGCAATAGAAAGTAAATTTCTTACTCCTTCTAAATTCGCACTAGAGATTGAAAAGATTGTTGCAGAGGAAAAAATCAATTATATTGATGCCATCTGTCAGTATTGCGAAATCAACGGTGTTGAGGTAGAATCAGTAACGAAACTAATTTCTAAACCCCTCAAGGAAAAATTGAAGTGGGACGCAACTCGTCTCAACTTCATGAAAAAAACATCTAGAGCTAGACTTCCATTATGAAAATTGAAGTATTAAAAGATCCGTTTCCCCATGTGATTATAAGAGATTTATATGATGAAAATGAATTAGAAGCAATATGGGATGAATTAAAATTTTTTACTCGTCCTGGAAAATTATTACCCGGAGAACAGTACGGTTCTGCTCCAGGTAGAACAAATGCAAATGCTGTAATTTTGGATCAAGTTTTTACTGATATTTGTTTTTCTAATATCATGTCTTTGGATACTAAAATTTTTGGTAGTGATGCGTTAGAAAGATTGGGAGAAGTTCATGAATCATGTGCATATTTCAATCGTCCTGGTCTTAGATTGACAACTAAATTGCGTTATTATCATGATGGTGAAGTATATGATACTCATACAGACTACAGTTATCAATTTCTAGTATTTTCATATTTTCATAAAGAACCTAAAAAATATAGTGGTGGTAATTTATTTTTTGAAAAACATGATTACACATATGGATGCGATAATAATTCGTGTATAATAATTCCTGGATATATTCCTCATGGAGTTGGAGAAGTCGCTATTGATGATTCTGATTATTATGATGGAAATGGTAGGTATTGTATATCTATTTTTGCACAACCTTAATGATTATGTCACCCTTTGAAACTTATCAACATTATTTGTCTCTAAAAAATCATTTTACAAATCCAAAATACGACTTCTTTAAATACGGTGCGAAGACCCGTGCTAGTATAACTTCTTTCAATAAAAGGAAAGATAAGTACTGGTTTGAAAAAACTTCGCGAAAGTATTCTGATAAAGAGGTCGTAAATTTTTTGGTATCTAATTTTGCATACTCCGACAACCCACAGAACCTATGGATTGGAGAAATTATCAATTCTGGAGAAAGGACTTACGCCGAATGGATGAAACGACAGCAGAGTTTAAGTTACTTGTTCAAAGAACAAAGCAACGAATTGTTATCGGAAAACGAATTAGAGGATCTATTCAACTGTTCCAAAGGACATCCAGTCCTGCTGAGAAAATTCCTGGGTGGAGAAGTATCAGTAGAAACTTTAGCAATCTACGAAAAAATCTTTAGTTTTTCAAAAAACTTTAACAAGCAACTGAATGATCCTGTGTGGGAAACCGTCAATTTAAAAATTAAAAAATATGTACCATTTCTAAATATTGATGTATTCCAATACAAAAAAATATTAAGGGAATTGGTAGATGAGTGAATTTTTCGACTCTGATTTGGTTAAAGAAGAATTAGAGCAAATCAATAAACTTCAAGAAGAAATAACTGGAAGTATCTTTACTTTCAGTGCCATGACTCGTGAAGAGAAATTGGAAAACATTGACAAACTAAAACTTCTTCTTGAAAAACAGAAGATCATGTACACTCGTATGTCATTGTCTGATGATCCTCAGGCCCTTGAGACCAAAGAGAGACTGCAGAAATCTGCAGAGATGATGGGTTTTAACTCATCGACGGATCTAAACACAATATTCGACACCATGAATGCAACCATCGAATCTTTGGTCGCATACCTTGACGACGAGGACTGAACCTGTTATACTTATCCAGTACACAACCGTACATCCCCCGAATCCAATCAATCCGAGGAAATCCTAATGTCTTTCGCAGATCTTAAAAAGCAATCAAAACTTGGTTCTCTCACCGAAAAGTTGGTGAAGCAAGTTGAAAAGATGAATAACACTGGCAACAATGCTGATGAGCGTCAGTGGAAACTAGAGTGTGACAAAGGTGGTAATGGTTATGCAGTTATCCGTTTCCTGCCTGCCCCCAATGGCGAAGACCTTCCATTTGCAAAGGTCTACTCCCATGCCTTCCAAGGTCCAGGTGGATGGTTTATCGAGAACTCTTTGACTACTCTGGGACAGAAGTGCCCCATTTCTGAGTACAACTCTCAGCTTTGGAACAACGGTACTGATGCTGGTAAAGAGCAGGCACGTAAGCAAAAGCGTAAACTGACTTACATTGCTAACATCTATGTTGTAAAGGATCCTGCCAATCCTGAGAACGAAGGTAAAGTCTTCCTGTATAAGTTCGGCAAGAAGATCTTCGACAAACTGACTGCTGCCATGCAACCTGAGTTTGAAGATGAGGAAGCAATCGATCCCTTTGACTTCTGGCAAGGTGCTAACTTCAAACTGAAGGCAAAGAATGTTGCTGGTTATCGCAACTATGATTCTTCTGAGTTTGCTCGCTCTTCTGCTCTCTTGGAAGATGATGATGCAATGGAAGCAATCTGGAAGAAAGAGTATTCTCTTGAAGAGTTCCTCGATCCTAGTCAGTTCAAGTCTTATGATGAACTGAAAAAGCGTCTGGACTATGTTCTTGGTATCAAGGGCACTCCTAAGTTCCAAGATCAAGAGACCGTTGAAGAGGAAGAGAACTTCCGTCGTGAGAACCGTGGTGAATCTACCAACTTTGGTGCATCACCCGACTTCAATGCTCCAGATATCACTCCTACTACTTCCACTACTGAAGATGAGGATGATGCAATGTCCTACTTCGCACGACTCGCTGAAGAATGATCCGATGGACATATGAGAGGGTCTGTCTGACCCTCTTGGTTGTTGCTACTTACTATTCACTGGTGTTCAAGTGAAAACTGATTACACAATAGATCGTGTAACCAAATCCGAAGCCGCAGATTTACTTCTGCGGTTTCATTATTTGAAGGATATATCTAAAACCTTTAAGTCTGGTTATAATTATGGTCTATATAAAAACAATGAATTTTGCCCTTTAAACATTGGAGGTATTCAGGGAGTCTGTATTTTTACAGGTCTCCCTGTTCCAGAAATTGCAAAAGGTGCTTTTGGATTAGAACGGCATGAACAGAACGGACTTTTTGAACTCTCCAGACTCTGCATCCACCCGAATACTCAGCAGAGCGAGTATAATATCACTTCTTGGTTTGTATCAAAAGCGATTAGACGCCTTAGAAAGGAGACCAACGTCAGGGGGATTATTTCATACGCTGATAGTGACCACCACAGTGGCACAATTTATCGTGCTTGTAACTTTAGGTACTGTGGTCTATCAGAACCAAAAAAAGATTTCTACTTTGCAGATGGAACTAAACACTCCAGAGGAAGTGTCAAAGGATCAGATGGTGAATGGAGAGACAGATCTCGCAAGCACAGATATGTAATGATCTTTGATAAAACTTTAGAGTTGTTATGGTAAAGTGTTGAGAGTATTTTCTGTTTGAATGGTAGTTCTATCAACGTATTGAGAAGACTCGCCATAGAACAATTCATTCCTAATATCTTTCAATACTTGCTGTAAGTATTCTGGTCTTAAGATGTATATTAAAGACTTTTTATTATTAAGATCAGTCTCATATTCAAAGTTTGATATACCAGTTACAGGATTTAATATTCCTGTAGGAACATCTGGATTAGGTATCGTAAAATTGCTATTAACTTCTAGTCCCTTTTCAAGAATTAATCTACCTTTTGAGTCTTTGACTTCTGTAGTAACATAATGATGAACATCATTAAGTGAAGTTCCATAAACTCTATCACAGTAATCATACAACTCTTTATTTGACATAGGCCATTCTTCTCTTATATTAACTATTCCAGAAGAAATAATAACAACCCAGTCATACGTGTCACTTCCATAAACTTCTTCAGCAACTAGTTCAGGTCTAGTCCCATCTGCAATTTCATATTTGTAAAAGAGTGTAAAGACATTTTGAAGATCATCTCTAAGTTTTGCTCTTCTAAAAATATTTTTTACTAAGATATATTCATGTGAAGAATTTTTATCTGATAGAAATGATTGATACCTTACGTTTGGCAGTTCTCTAAAGTAACTCATTAGTAACCAACTCCTCCTTGTGCTGCAGGTGAATCGTAGTCTTCACTGTAAATTGGCGATAGTTCTTGGAACTGTAGATTCATTACCATGTGAACTGGTGTAGAATCTGTATAAGATGCATATTGACCAGAACCAGAATAATCAACACTCATATTTGTTAGAGCACATACTTTAAATTTATTCAAGAATGGATGATCTCTATCTCCTTGCATAAACCTCAATAAGAATACTTTTGGAGATTTAACAAAGAAACCAGATGCTGCATTAGTTCCTGCTCCTTTAGATGGAACCATATTCTTTTTAAAAACTCTAATAATTTTTCTTATATTTTGACCTTCAGTACTACTTCTGGGCATCATATCAAACTGAAAGTTAAATCCACCTCTCAGTGTTACACCGTTGAATAATAATTCAACGTTTGGATTAATAATGCTTCCAGTTGCTCTGGAAACTAAACTATTAATATTTAATTGATTAGAATTTCCCACTAATGAATTGACTGCCAATCCTGTTGCGGCAGATGTTATTTTGCTTGTATCTTTTCCTGCATTAGTAAAAACATTTCCGATTGTAGCGGCAGCTTCTCCTAAACCTTCAGTTATTGCAGATTGTGCAACACCGATTCCTGCTGCAATTAAAGCATTAACACTATCTTCACCCCAACTTGCAGACTGACCATCAGTGATTGCTCTTGGTAGAGGTAAAATTATATTTTCGATATATTGTTTTATATAAGCACCATCTCTATCTGTTTCGCGAAGAATATCAAAATTGTTAAGTTGTGATGCATTTCCGAATCCGCCAGTCTTTGTTCCCAACCCTGGAGGAATATAATCTATTGTGGTGATCAATAGATAATCATCTTTTTTTGAGATGGGTTTTTCTGGATATCTTAATATTCTTTCTCTATCTTTTCCCACACCTCTATTCTGCGGTGTCCCCGCATAAGTTCCATCTTTGTTAGGTGTACTTGCCATTTATTTTTTAAACTATTTAGAGTTAATTTTGAATAAATCTAGCATAGTTTATACTCCTAAGAGTGTTGAACTCTTCGGTAGTCACTTCATAAAAACCATCTTGCACTTCTGGAAAAGTATATTGGCGTACTTTGCCCCAATGATAGTTAAACCCAAAAAACCCCTTTCCGTTCATATTAAAGTCACCCATCATAATTAATGGATGAAGATCATATAAAATGTTTGGAGTTTTTGCCCTGTATATGTATGTATAATACTTTCCAGGGGATAATTGTCTTGTCTTAGTATCTTCAAGTGCTTTTATGATATTATACATCAACTCTCCAGGTCTTTCTACACCTATCAAGTCTGTTCTTATTCTTAGTATTCTATTATCATCTTCTTCGACTTTGGGAGCTCTTTGGTCTCTTCTTAGACCATCATCATAAACATTAGAACCTACTGGAATATTAGGATCTGAACTGGATGTTACTTCTCCAGTTTCTGATCTATAAAAATACTTCCTACCAATTCTTCCGCCTGATCGTATTGGCATTACTTGATACCTAGTTCGTCTTCGGTGATGATTTTAAACTTCCATTGACGATCTTCACAGAACTCCTGGGCAACTTTCCACTTTGCTTGATTTCTTGCCCACTCTCTAACTTCATAGATATAACCCCTAGTTTTTTTCTTTTGAACTTTGGGTTCAATAGTTTGTTTCTTTGGTTTTACTTCAATGATATACTTTTGAATCTGTCCATTACTTTCACGTACTTTAATATAAAAGTCTGGAAAGTATCTGTGGATCCTATTGTCTAGTGGTGAACGGTATGGAAGTGCTAGTTCTTCACTCCCCCATTCAAGAACATTTTCATTTATATCACAGTAATTCATAAACTTTCTTTCCCACAAAGACCTATAAACGATGTTTGTAGGATCACCTTTGTATTTTTTGGGATAGGATGGTTGATATTTTCCTCTGTATGCCATCTAAATACTTATATAATAAAAAGAGTCGTCATAGGTATTTAGAGTGCCATTTCCAATACAACCATATACCGCAAAGACATTATTTGGTAATCTTGCACAATCTTCACATTATGAAGTTAGATTCCAGATTCCTGGTCCTGTAGTTGACTACTTGTTCACTAAAGGTGTTTCACCATTTTATTGTGTGAATGATTTTGGGTTACTTTGTTTCAATACATCACTACCCACATCTGCATATGCAACTTCTGAAGTAACTCCATATGTTGGTATCAGGCAAAAAATTGCCCATACCAGAATGTACACAAACATGACAATGGAGTTTTATGTTGATAATAAGTACAATACTATAAAGGTTTTAGAGCACTGGATGGATTTTATTTCCAGTGGATCTGATGATGAAATCTCAAAACTATCGGATGATTATTACATTAAAATGCAATACCCTGATAGTTACAAATCAACTGAAACAAAAATTATTAAATTTGATAGAGATTATAGAAGAGACATTGAGTATACTTTTAGAGGACTATTTCCACAATCAATCTCTGCAGTTCCAGTAAGTTATGCTGGGTCTGATGTATTGAAAGTTGCAGCAACTTTTGAATATGATCGTTATATTGCTGGAAGAACAACAAGTCTTGACTTTTTTAAAGGAACCAATGAAAATAAAGAATCTTCTGTAAAAGAAAGAATACCTGTTGAAGGTAGAACTCCAATAAGAGGACAAGGTGGTGTGGTTTGGATTCCAAAAGGTTTGACTTATGCGGAAGCATCTTTCCAAGATAAAATTTTTAGTGGTCCTAGAGGGGATGCAAAAGGTTTCTGATAAGCATTCTAAATAATTTTACTAGATCATAACATATTATGCCGTTACCAAAAGTATCTACTCCAACATATGAGTTGGTCATCCCTTCACTGAAGAAAAAGATTAAATATAGACCTTTTCTGGTAAAAGAAGAAAAGATTTTAATCATTGCAATGGAGAGTGAAGATCAAAAACAAATTACCAATGCAGTCAAAGATGTAATTTCAAACTGCATTATTACAAGAGGGGTAAAGGTAGATCAACTGGCTACTTTTGATATTGAATATCTCTTCCTTAACATTAGAGGTAAATCTGTAGGCGAAACTGCAGACGTTTTAATTACATGTCCAGATGATGGAAAAACACAAGTTCCTCACAGTGTTAATTTGGATGATATTCAAGTTGAAGTTAGTGATGATCACAGCAGAGATATTAAATTAGATGATGATCTTACTGTAAGGATGAAATATCCTTCAATGAATGAGTTTATTAAAAATAATTTCTCTGCATCAACTGATATAACAGTTGATGACACATTTAATGTAATCACTGCATGTATCGAGCAAGTTTATAATGAAGAAGAATCTTGGGCAGCATCTGATTGTACTAAGAAAGAACTTAAAGAGTTTATTGAGCAACTAAGTTCAAAACAATTTAAAATGATTGAAAACTTTTTCAATACTATGCCTAGGTTGAAGCACGTTATTAAGGTAACTAATCCAAATACTGGAGTAGAAAATGAGATTGTTCTTGAGGGCTTAACATCTTTTTTCGCCTAGCAATGACGCATGAGAACCTCGCGTCATATTATAAAATGAATTTTGCCTTGGTTCAGCATCATAAATACTCTTTGACGGAGTTAGAAAATATGATACCGTGGGAGAGAGAAGTTTATGTTTCTCTACTTCAACAGTATATTGAAGACGAAAATCTAAAGAACGGTAATGGCACCTAATTCTCCAATCTTAGGATCACAAGCAAGACAAAATATCGTTGGTGGTGGTAATATCTACCAAGGTGTTGGTGGTGCTGGTGCTATTCCTGTTATGGGGCAACCTTTTGCCACCATGGATGATATAAGACGTATTGAAGAATCTGTAAATAATTCTACAAATCAGACAGTAGAAAGTTTAAATATACTCAGTCAAGGATTCCAAGGTTTAGAAACACAGATATTGCAATTGAGTCTTGGTATAAATGGTATTGTTCCATTAATACAACAAGATACTGACGAACAAAGAAGAATTTTATTGGAGCAGCAAGAAAGAGAAAGAGTTCTTGCCGAAGCAAACGTGAGGCGTGGAAAAGAAGATCAAATAGAATCAAAAGTATCATTTGCTTTTGATAAAGCAGCACGTCCCTTAACAGCAAAAGTCAGAGGACTATTTGATAGGATAAGTGAAGCAATAATGTACTTGATGGGTGGGTGGTTAGCAGTTAATGTTAGTAAGTTATTAGAAGCACAAGAGAATGAGAATGTAAATTTAATAGCAGACATTAAACGTAGACTTGCTGATGGGTCAAAGAATTTCTTAAATTCTTTAATTTTACTTGGGGGAGGAATTTCAAAGTCTATAGCAACAGTTCTTGGTATAACTAAAAGTATTGGTGGTTTCATATTTAAAAGACCTTTTGATGCGATTAAAAACTTCTTTGGAATCGCAACAGATGCTGCAAAGAAACGTAAATCTGCAGGAGGTTTTGGAACTTTTGTTTCATCAGTTGCAGAGATTGTTGATGGTTTATTAACTAATAGACCAGAAAATCTTGCCGAAGGTGCTGTAGGTTTAGCATCATTTATTCCAGGACCTGCTGGAAAAGCAGCTAAGGTTATTTTCTGGGGAAAGCAGATCATGGATTTGGGAAGTGCATTCCTAGGATCTCCAGATAATAAGCAACCAACACAGTCTAGTAATCCTACTATGACTGGAAATAATACAACTACAGAAAATACTAAAGTAGAGGCAAATACTGCAAATGCCAACTTTAGTGAGGCTGGAGAGAGTACAGAAACTCAGACAGTTACTTTAAATGAAGAGCAACTAGCAAATTATAATAAGGCACTTCAATTTAAAGATAATCCACTTGCTAAAGGGAGGATTGCTGAAGAATTTAATAAGATGAGTCCTGAGAATCAACAACTGTTCAGAGATTATGCTGCGCAGCAAGGTGATGATTTTAGTAATGTAATACCTCCAGTAGTTGCACAAGTTGAACCTAAGTCTGGAATTATGACAAACAAGGCAACAGAAAATTTGCAGGTTGGAGAGACTAATGCTGAAGTTCAACAGATTGCACAAGAAGAGATAAATTTTGTTGCCAAATCAAATAACGCTCAGGTTAGTGCTAATTCTGAAAATGTTCAAGCACCTCCACCAAAATTACAAGAACCAGCACAACTTTCAGAACCAGCACCTCAAATTGTTCCTATGAATTCTGGAGGTGGAACACAACAACCAATGGTAAATATTCCTGAGCAAAAGGATCCGATGACGAATGTTCCTAAGATTGCTTCTTCCAATCCTGAAAACTTCTATACATTATATTCATTACATTCCTATAATGTGGTAGTATAAGATGTCAATACAATCAATTATCAACGCAAACACTAATCAACAGAGAATTGGCGTTAATATCTTGATGACCAAAAAGTCTCTAGATAATATAAGAGAAACAACTGCTAAAACTCAAACAAGTGTAGATAATATATACAGAATAATTGAGGGTAGAATTGAAGAAAGAGCACAAATTGTTAATAGGACTAATTTACTCAGAAATAGGAGAGAAGAATTACGAGTAAGAAGTGCAAAAGAAGCGGAGATTGAAGCAGGAAATTTAAATCCCAAAAAAGCAATACCTGGACAAAAGGTAATGAGTAATGCTGGGGGTAGTTTCTTTGATAGAATTTTAGGATTTCTTGGATGGACTACTGTTGGATGGATTACTCAAAACTTTCCAGTATGGAAAGAAATGGGAGAAAATTTTATAAAAAGAGCTAGAATTCTTGGCGATACTCTTATAAAATTTCCCGGAAATATGGTAAGAATTTTTAGGGCATTTACTGCAGTTTTAGATGCTCAATTGAAAAATATTCTATATTTTGATTTTCGAGATGAGAGTGGAAGAGTCTCTGCTGCGACGAGTGAATTAGATATGTCTCTTAAAATAATGCAAGAGTCTTTTGAGGATGCTTTTTCTGTATTTGATCCAAATGCATTTAAAAACGTTGGTAATGAAGATGATGGTAATAATGGTAGTGGTGGTAGCACTGGTAGTACTGCTGGAGCAGGAACAGGGCAGAAATTCACATCGAAAGGTGGTACAAAAATAGAAGACCCTGGTGGTCAGGACTACGGATACTATAATCCAAATTCAATGGGAAGTAGGACATCTACGAGAGTTCACGGTGTTGGTGGAGAAATGGGACACACTGGTGAAGATTATGCTATGCCAATTGGTACACCACTGACATTATTGGTTGGAGGAAAAGTAGTTGATGTTGAAAAAAATGAGTCTAAAGGTGGTGGATATGGTAAGTTTGTTGTCGTTCAATTAGAAGATGGAAATTATTTAAAACTTGCTCACATGGACTCTATCAATGTAAATATTGGTGATGAAGTTGGAATGCAAGAGGATGGTACAGCACCAGTACTTGGATTTAGTGGAGACACTGGATTAAGTAGTGGTCCTCACTTACACTTGGATTATGCATCAGGATATGATCCAAGTAGTGCCATGGTCTCTGGAACAATGAATCCCAAAATAATTATTGAAAGTGGAGGTCTTGTAAAGGGCGATAATGTTAGAGAGATAAAAGTTGAAATGCCACCAGCTCCAGTTCAACCTTCCCAATCGGCAAATTCATCCTCTACAACTCAAACTTCTACACCACAAAATAAACTGATTCCATCATCTGGAGGTAACTATAGTATTGCTGATATGGTTCAACTTGCTAAAAACGCTGGATTTAGTGATAGTGATGCTGCGATTATGGCATCAATAGCAATGGGAGAATCGGGTGGTGATGCTCGTGCAAGATACAATCCAGATGGGAGCACTGAAGATTCATATGGATTATGGCAGATTAATATGGATCCCAAATATATTGATGAAAGGTTGCAAATGTTTGGTATTTCAAGTAAAGAGCAATTGTTTGATCCTGCGACAAATGCAATGGCTGCTAAGAAACTATGGGAACAGCAAGGATTTAGAGCATGGACTGAATATAAAAATAAGGATTATAAAGAGTTTCTCCCCGAAGCACAGTCTGTTGTGATGTCTTCTGGTAGACCTGAACAAAGCATTGCTAAGTCATCTCAAGTTACTCCAGAACGAAAGGGACCTACTGTAATTGTTGATCAGGGTGGAGGATCTCAACTCTCTATGCCATCACCCATGGTTGCCCAATCACAGGGTAGTGATAGTGGATCTGTAGATCCACTTACCATGTTAAATAACTTTATGAAACAAAAATTACTCTTAGATTTTAGTTACCTATAATGGACGCAACTCAAAAGTCAATATATGATGAAGTTATTTTAGAGTCTAATGATCAATCTAGAAGTATTGATCTAAGTGCTGGTGCAGTCGCATTTGAATATTTTGAAGATATATTTTCTCCAGTAATTACTGCAAGACTTAAAGTTATTAATACTGCAGACTCTATTGAAAAAGATGGTGTAATGCAGAGTATTTACAATGGATTACCTCTAAGGGGTGGAGAAAGATTATCACTCAGATTAAAAGCGAATACTGCATCAAATATTGATTTAGATTTTGCATCTAGGATAGAAGATTATTTTTATGTTTCTTCTGTTAGTGATGTAATAAAAGAACAAGATGGTGAGTCATTTACATTGCAACTAGTTTCTAGAGAAGCAATCTCAAATGAAATGACGAGAGTGTCTAAAAAATATCCTAAAGGTAAGAGTGTATCTGAGCACGTAAAAACTATTCTTACAGAAGTTTTACAGACAAATAAAATTGGAAAAATTGATGCAACTTCAAATCATTATGGATTTATTGGGAATATGAGAAAACCTTTTACAGTCTTAACATGGTTAGCTTCTAAAGGTGTTCCGTCAACTTCAAAAGATGGTACGGCAGGATTTTTATTCTATCAAACAAAAGATGGATTCAATTTTAGGTCAATTGATGAATTGAATAAGCAAGAAGCAGTGGCAGCATATGTCTATAGTGAAGTAAATGAGGCATATACATCTGATGGTCAAAAGAAAAATAATGATTTTAAAATATTAGATTATTTTGTTGAAAGAAACTCCGATCTTTTAACAAAATTAAGATTGGGAACATATGCATCGCAGAGAGTTTATTTTAATCCCTTAGATTTTTCCTTTACATCTTTACAGCAAGGATTATTCAAACAATCTGATTATATAAAAGAAACTGAAAATCTTGGAGATAGACTTCAACTTCCAAAAATGAGTGAGGGTTCTGATAAAACTCTAGGAGATTATCCTTCAAGAATGATTGTTCAAGTTTTGGATGTTGGTACCATGGAAAAGGGTGTTACTACAGAGGAAAATTCTGATCCTACAAAATATCAATCACAATCTTTAATGAGATATAATACTTTATTAACACAAAGATTGCAAATGACTGTGGCACTTAATACAAATTTAAAGGCTGGAGATTTAATTGATTGCAACTTTCCAAGATCAACCTCTTCAGATGAAAGTGAATTTGATGCTGAAACAAGTGGACTATATATGATAAAGGAATTGTGCCATCACTTTAATACAACAAGTTCTTACACATCATTAAAACTGGTCAGAGATAGTTACGGACCCAAGAAGAAATGATAGACGAATCAATTTTAAAAAGTAATTTTTTAGGAAGAGACGGATTCCGATGGTGGATCGGTCAAGTCCCTCCTATTGGTTCGCAAAAAGGGCAAGCAAATGGAGAGGGTTGGGGTAATAGATTAAAGGTAAGAATATTAGGTTATCATCCTGCAGATCCCAATGAACTATCTAATGATGATTTACCTTGGGCACAAGTTATGTTGCCTACAACGACTGGTAGTGGGGCTGGAAGTTATGCAGTTAATCCTAAAGTAAGACCAGGTGACACGGTTCTAGGATTTTTCTTAGATGGTGATAATGCACAAATCCCAGTAATTATGGGATGTTTTGGTAGAACTGGTGAAGTACCTTCCTCCCAATATCTTGCACCTTTTGTACCTTTTACTGGGTATACAAATAGAGTTAAAAAACCAAATGGAACTCTTGCTCCATCAGAAGCATCTGAAGATAGTACGCAAGCACAAAAATCGCCAAGAAGAGTACCTCCAGAAACATCTGCAAAATTAAATGAAGATAGTGAAGCAGAAGAGGGGGAAAAGAATGAAGTATCTTATAGCACTGCTATAGGAAAAAAATTAGTTCTTGCAACTACAAATGATACCAAATCTGCATCAATAGAAGCAGAAACATATAATTTAATTAAGAAAGTAAATGATCCTTTTAATAAAGTTCTGAATAAAGTTGCGGAAGTTAGTAAGGCAACTGACAAAATTATGGGTATTGTTGAAGGCATAGTTGGTCAATGTACAAATTCATTATATACTGGATTGATTCCCATTCTTCAAGCAGGACTTACAGCACTTTATAAAGGAGTTTATGCTGCTGTTTTTGCCGCAACAGGAAATGCTGCTGTTGCACATCTTGCAGGTGTTGCCGCACAAAAAGCAATGGTGATTCCTGTAAAAGCATTACAATCAATGATACCAAAAATACCAGGTATGGTTGTAAATACATTATTTGGAACTGTCCAGAGTATGATGACAGATGTTGTTGATAATGTTAAAAAACCAAATTCATGTGTTTCTCATCAAGTTACTGCTGGTATTATCAATGAAATATTGAGAAAAATACAGGGAGGACTTTCTGGAGTATTGGGTGGTGTTAATAAAATTTTATCTGCAGGATTTAATGTTATTGATTTCTTGACAAGTGGAGTTGCTGCTATTAAAGGTATTAGTGGATTTTTTGATGTTAACCAAAATAAAAATAAAAGTTATAATAGCACTGATGTTTGGAAAATTGGAATTGGCCCAGCAAATATTGCAGATAAGTTGTTAGACTATAAAGAAATATTAGATAACATGAATAGGGCAAATGCTGCCAGGAAGAATTTATCTGATGAAGTTAAATCTGGAGTAGATGGAGTTAAAGCAGGATTTGATGTTTTCTCTGAAATAACAACGCAAAAAACTAGTAAGTGTTATACAGGACCATCTGCATGTACCAGTCCACCAAGAGTTAAGTTCTTTGGAGGAATGGGTAAAGGTGCTTTAGGTGAAATTATCATGGGAAACTTTGAAAGAAATCCTCTTGGAGAAGTTATTAGTGGGAGTATTATAGGAGTTAATGTTCTAAATGGTGGAGAAAACTACAAATATCCTCCATTTGTTGAAATAGTTGATGATTGTGATTTGGGATATGGTGCAGTAGCTAGATCTGTAATTAATGAGGAAGGAGTTGTGACTGGTGTTTATATTGCTTCTCCAGGGGAGAGTTATCCAATAGGAAATGTCAATATCAATACTGGACAGGTTAAATCAGAGACTAACCCAGAAAATCTTCCCAATTATGTTGATAAAGTTATTGTTCAGACAACTGGAACAGGATATAAGACAACAGATCCTGTGTTTGATGATATTGGAAATGTATATAATTTGACCGTTGACCCAGATGGATCTATAATTGAAGTAAATATTACATCTCCTCCACCAGATTCTCCATTAATTACTGGTCAAACTCCTGTTGATCAAATTCTCCTGTCCGATCCATTTTCATCTGTACCAATTATAACAAATCAAGCAGAATTTACTCCTAATAATTATCTAATTACACTTGAATTGCCAACAATTACTATAAATTCTAACACTGGATCTGGTGCTATCTTGAGACCTGTGCTCAAGAAGATTCCATTCAATACAGATCTATTAGGACCAGATGGAAGAATAGATCCACAAAAACTAAGAAAACTAAGAACAATCAAATTTGTCAAGGATTGTGTTGGTGGGGAGGAGCAACTTATTGGATATGTTAATGGAGACCCTTATTATGGTCCATTCCATGTGCATCCACTGACGGGAGTTAGGATGGTAGGTGCTGTTCATATTGATGAACCTCACGAAATTATATACAATACTCGTGAAGAGAGTCTAGGAAAATCACCCACTACTGCAGTACTCACACCTCAACCTTTAGACCAACGTCAACCAACATCTGTCACTCCTAACCCTACACCAACAACTGATGTAGTAACATTTGTTGCAGATTCAACACCAACACCTGCTCCAGCACCTGCACCAGCACCTGCCCCAACACCAACTCCTGCTCCCGCACCAGCACCTTCACCAAGTCCTTCTCCAACTCCTCCCCCAAGTGGCGGTGGCGGTGGCGGTGGATATGGAGGATATTGATCAATCAATAAATAGTATTATGATAAAGCAATAACTACGACAGACTGTATATAATATGTCAAAGTCAAGGTACAATTGGGAAGCGAGGGACATACTATCATTAGGTCCTAAAGTTAGATTTGATAGTAATAACCCTCAAATGGGGGCTAATGGATCTGATGTTTATGATTTATATGGAGTAACTGATGAAAATTATCAGTGCGTAATTGGATTGGATGAAGGTGGCAGATTTAGTATCTATAATGATAAAGATGTAGAATTTATTGCTGGAAATAAGTCTGATTCGGAAGGATGTGATATTAATTTTGCAGCAATGAGTGGTGATATATGCATCACCGCAATGAGAAATGGGGAAGTAAGAATAAAAGCTAAAAGAATTGTTCTTGATGCAGATGAAGATATCGATCTTGTTGCAGGAAGAAATATTACTTTGCATGCAGACCAAAGAGTCCTTTTAGATGCACCAAGGTGTGAAGCAAAAGGACTTCTTGGCAATTTAATTCCCGATAAGAAACTTTTTGGTCCACAAGTATTTGCTAAAAGTTTTGTTGGATTTGATTTCTTATCTGGAAAAGGCATGATACCAGATGTCCTTCCAAATGTTATTGGATCACCTGTTGATCTTGCTATGGGTGCAATAAGTGGTGCTGCTAGTGGTGGAATCGGTGGTTTAGTGCAAGGTGCTGCAGACTTTGCTACTGGAAACCTTACTGCGGGACTTCCAATAGATGAAGTTGCTGATGTTGCTCTACATGGAATGCAGAATCCAGTATCTGGTGCATTAGCAGCATCAAAAATTATAACTGACACCGGAGACTGAAGAAAATGGCAGATATACCTGATCCCGATAATTCGACTATTATAGGTCAAAAATCATATTTTAATGAAAAGGCTACCTTTTTTGGTGGAATTGAAGTTTTTGGTGGTGCCATTGAAGGAGAAACAGGAAAAAAATTAGGTACTGGCACTGGTGATGGTGATGGTGGTAAAGGACCTCAAGGTGCCCAAGGACCTTTAAGTAACTTCCAGGGTACTCAAGGTAAGCAAGGTACTCAAGGAGTTCAGGGTGTTCAGGGTAGAGGTTTTCAGGGTCTTCAAGGTACTCAAGGTCCTTTAAGTAACTTTCAGGGTACTCAAGGTCTTCAAGGACTACAAGGTCTTCAAGGTCTTCAAGGTTTAAGTAATCAAGGTGTTCAAGGAAATCAAGGTCTTCAAGGAGTTCAAGGTCTCCAGGGACTTCAAGGTGTTCAAGGTCTCCAGGGACTTCAGGGTAATCAAGGTAATCAAGGTAATCAAGGACTACAAGGAAACCAAGGAAACCAAGGCCTTCAAGGTGCATTATCCGATTTCCAAGGTACTCAAGGTTCTCAAGGAAATCAAGGTACTCAAGGTGCTCAAGGAAATCAAGGCACCCAAGGACTCCAAGGAAATCAAGGTACCCAAGGAACGAGAGGAAATCAGGGTTCTCAAGGCGTCCAAGGTTTAAGTAATCAAGGTGTTCAAGGTACTCAAGGACTTCAAGGTATTCAAGGATTGCAAGGTACTCAAGGTCTCCAGGGTGCTCAAGGTAGAGCGATTCAAGGTACTCAAGGTCTTCAAGGAAACCAAGGTAATCAAGGTACTCAAGGTCTCCAGGGTGCTCAAGGTAGAGCGATTCAAGGTACTCAAGGTCTTCAAGGAACTCAAGGACATCAGGGTACTCAAGGTCTTCAAGGTCTTCAAGGTAGAGCGCATCAAGGTAGTCAAGGAACTCAAGGACATCAGGGTACTCAAGGACTTCAAGGTGTTCAAGGACTTCAGGGTACTCAAGGACTTCAAGGACTTCAAGGTGTTCAAGGACTTCAGGGTACTCAAGGACTTCAGGGACTTCAAGGTCTTCAGGGTTTAAAGGGTGATGTAGGCGAAGGAAGTCAAATTGATCTTTTTGATGATAATGATAGTCCTAGAAAGATTTTTGTGGGACTTTCTACAACTAAAGATACATCACTAACTGGGGTTAGTTCGATAACTGTATCATCTGAAAAGTTAGTCTTTCAACCAAGTACAGGAAGCCTTGCGATTGGAACTTCTGAAATAGCAACAGTTGATGGTAATGATGTTTCACTGACTGTTAGTGGAATTGCAACTGCAGATTCATATTATGGTGATGGTGTAAATCTTGTTGGTATTGTAACTCAATTAGTATCTGGGATTGGTATTGATTTAGATCCCACTAATGGTAAAGGTAAAGTAACGGTTACATCATATAAACCGACAGGAAAAACTATATTTGTTGCACAAAATGGTGACGATTCTAACACTGGATTGAGTGAGAATCATCCAAAAAGAACAATCAAAAATGCTGCAGAAATTGCAAGCACTGGTGATACTGTAAAAGTGTTCCCAGGTGTTTATGTAGAAAATAATCCGATTATTTTAAATGAAAAGACTGCTGTAGAAGGAACTGAACTTAGAAACTGTATTGTAACACCGCAAAATGGAGGGTCTGATCTATTCCATGTTAATAATGGATGTCATGTTACGGATTTAAGTTTTGTTGGAACAGCATCTACTAACGGTGCGGCAATTGTTGCATTCCAACCTCTTGCTGGTGTTTCTTCTGATCGCTTCTTTGATGCTGCCAGAATGATTCGTATGAATCTTGATTTTATTGCAAAGCAAGCAGTTGGTTACTTAATGAGTACAGACTACAAGAGTCCCGCATTCTCTTTAAGTAGTGCGGATAAAACTTCATGTATTGATGATGTTAAGGATGTGTTTAGAGCGGTATGCTTTGATATTACAAGAGGAGGCAATTCCAAATGTGTAGGTGCTGGTCAATCCTATTACAATGGATCAACTTTACTTCACATTACTGGCACCGATAGTAATGGATACAGTATAAAAGATGCCACCGTTGATACAATGGATTATGCGATAGGAATTGCACGATCTTGTGTTAATAACCAAACTTGGCAATCTGATGGATCAAATACTATAACTGTCGGTGGTGTAGAACTTTATTCGGATGAAATAACTCAGATTAAAGATTTATCAATACAAGTTGATTCTAATTCATCTCCTTGTGCAAACGTATTATCTGCAGTTACTACTTGTGTAGGAATAACTACAGGCATTATTGAACATGGTTTAAATCCTTTGGGTAGAGCATCTTCTCCAGGAATTACCACAACTTATCCTGCAGATTATAATGGACAAGCAACAAATAATTATGGTGATAAGTTATTTGGTGCGGATAACTACTCTCCAGGTGTTGGTGTAATCTCTCAAGGACCTTATATAAGGAACTGCACTAACTTCATTGGAAATAGTATTGGAATGAAAGTTGATGGTTTCCATGCAGAGCCTGGAGACGAAATTGATAATGGTGTGACAGGATCAATGTCAGTTGATTCTTATACACAGTATAATCAAAATGGAATTGGAGTGTCGATATCTAATGGTGCATATGCTCAGTTAGTTTCCATCTTTACTATCTGTAATGATATTGGACATTGGGCTACTGGTGGTGGGCAATGTGATATTACAAACTCCAATTGCTCTTTCGGCAATAAAGGTCTTGTTTGTGATGGTGTTGGTGATCAAAATTCAAGATCAATTTATAGGTATACTGGAGAAATTATTAATGAAGTTGATGTGAATGGTGATAATCCAGATACTATTGAAGTCACTGGAGTTGGAAATATAAGACCCTATGATGGACAGGCAATTTACATTGGAGAACTATATTATGAGATTACTAGTGTCACAGTAACTAATGGTGGTTCTGGTTATGATTCAACAAATCCACCAACAATAGTATTGGGTGATCCTACAGGTCCAAATGGTATTACTGCTGAAGTATCTGTAAATGTGGGTACTTCTGGAGAGGTTACTTCTATCGATGTTATCAACACAGGATCTCAATATTTAACCACACCAACTGCTACAATAACACAAAATGGTGGATCGAATTTAACATTCACCATTAATTTAGAACCAATTTATTATGGTGTAGAAAGTGCAACACCACCATCTGCTGGTATTAGCACAGTTGTTCTATTACAGAATCTAAATAATACTGTAAGTTCTGGAAGTACAGTTTATTTTACCAGATCAAGTCTGCAACTTACATCTACTATTTCTTTAGAATGGGTTGGTAGTGGAACAGATATAAATTCTGCAAGACCTGGTGTTGGTGGAGTTGCAATTTTAGATAATGAATTTGTTAAGCAAAATGGAGGAAGAATTATATTTACGGGAACAAATCAGGCAGGAGACTTTAAAATTGGTCCTGATGTAACAATTAATCAACTAACAGGAACTATTTCTGGAAGAGCATTCAACCAAAGTCTGTTAAATACAGTAACTCCTCTAATCATTGCGTTAGGATAAGATGGCACAGATACCCCTTAATCGATTTAGAACGATAAGACATGAATTAACTACAAATAATGTGGGTATTTACACCTGTCCAAATGGAGTGTCAACAATTGTACTTCTAAGTCAAGTCACCAATACACATACCACAAATGCAAGTGTAACAGCATATCATTCCAGAACATCTGGGGGAGATTTTAAGATAGCAAATGCTGTCGTAGTTCCACCAAATGATTCATATAACGTTGTATCTGATGGTAGATTAGTTTTAGAAACTAATGATACTATAAAAATAGAAGCAGATGCAAATAGTAAGTTAAATATAGTTCTAAGCATACTTGAAACAGCAAAACAATAATTAGATAATGCCAAAATATACTTCTGGAAGAACAAAAAGATTTGGTCAAAGAGATATTACGACCGATAGATATGATTTTCTTGGATTAGAACAAGCAGAACCTGATCTTGGAGACCCTACAGTTGGTGTGGGATCTACTGGTTCTAATCCCAAACCTGCAGGTCAAACTTATGTTTTGGCAGCAGTTGCAGGTTATGAGGGGAAAAGATATTGGGCACCAATTAATACTGATGGTGTTGAAGTTGACATTATTGGAGAACAAGGTACTCAAGGTGCTCAGGGAACTGGTGTTCAGGGGAATCAGGGGAATCAGGGTGCTCAAGGTCTTCGTGGAGGGTCAGCTTCCTGGTTTAGAGTAACATCGAATTACACTGCATCTGATGGTCAACAAATTATTGCAGATACAACAGGTGGTTCATTTACAATAACATTACCATCTAGTCCCACTGCAGGAACTAGTATCACAATTGCTGATGGTGGTCAATGGGAAACTACAAATTTAACTATTGATTCTAATGGAGCTAAAATTGAAGGTTCTACCGATGAGGAACTAATTGTTGATATTAGTCAAACCATGTTATTTCTTGTCTATGAAGATTCTACTGATGGGTGGCAAGTATATTCAACAGTAGGTCCTCAAGGCATTCAAGGTACAAGTAATCAAGGTACTCAAGGAACTCAAGGTGCAGGAGTTCAAGGCAATCAAGGAAATCAGGGTACAAGTAATCAAGGTCTTCAAGGAGTTCAAGGCACAGGAGTTCAAGGCACTCAAGGAAATCAGGGTGTGCAAGGCATGGGGCATCAAGGTGCTCAAGGAAATCAAGGTACTCAAGGAAAACGCGGAGATCAAGGTACTCAAGGACTTCAAGGCAACCAAGGTAACCAAGGTGTTGGTACTCAAGGAAATCAAGGCACTCAAGGACTACAAGGATCTAAAGGTGCAGGAGTTCAAGGGAATCAGGGTGCGTTTGGAAGCCAAGGATTTCAAGGAGTTCAAGGTGGTGGAGACCAGGGTACTCAAGGTCTTCAAGGAGCACAGGGAGCAGGTGACCAAGGCACTCAAGGTAATCAGGGAGTTCAAGGAAATACCGGAATTAGAGGTGCGGTAAGTCCCATGAGTTTTGGAATTCTTGATCCTAGAATTGATGATTTAGATATATCTAACGTTACACAAACTACGGTTTCTAGTGTTACTGGTATGCCCAACGCTACATGGTTACCAAGTAGTTCTAAAATATTTGTATTCGATCAAGGATCGGCATTTGCTGATAGGTATGTTAGAACTCTTGGGCATGTGTATTTACGCACTGTCAGTAGTCTATATTTTACAGTATCTAAAGGTGGTGGAAGTGGATGGGGAGAAACTCCAAGTACAAACTGCAACTTACTACTCCAATACAAACAAGATGGTGGTAGTTGGACCACTATGCTTGAACTTGAACCTGTTGATGTTAGTGATAATGGTGTTTGGGAAGTATATGAAATTGGTATTCCTACTGCTGCAAAAATTCTTGGCGGAGTTCAAATACAAATTATTCAAGAAACTCATAATGGGGAAAATTATGATACATGGGCATGCTCAGTATTGGTTCCAGAAGTAACTGGTAATCAAGGTGTTCAGGGTGCTCAAGGACTTCAAGGTCTGCAAGGTCTGCAAGGTCTGCAAGGTACTCAAGGTCTAAGTCACCAAGGTTTGCAAGGTTTGCAAGGTGTTCAAGGAAATCAAGGTACTCAAGGAGTTCCTGGAGATTTTCAGGGTACTCAAGGTTCTAGAGGTCATCAAGGTTCTCAAGGTGCTCAAGGTTTCCAAGGTTTCCAAGGTCTTCAAGGTTTGCATGCAAGTACTATCATTGATCCAGAATCAGTCTTTGAAGTTATGCTATTTAACTAATTAAGTTGGATAAATATTTCAAAGATTTTGAGTTTATAGATGCCGTTAGCAAGATTATCTATAGGTGATGTAGTCCAAGTTGCAGCAGGACAAACAGTTCCTATACTCACCGTTTCTAATAGTGAAGTAACATTTATAAGAACATTAATTATTCATGCAGCATCTTTGGAATCTACTACTCCAGATGCACCAGTCAATGTTCAAATATATGTCGTACCAAATGATCAAGGGAATGTAGGAGTTGCTACTGCAGGACATAGAATTGCAAGAGTTAATTTAGCTGCTAATGATACATTTTTTGTAGAACCTGAGTATCCTATAATTTTGGATACAAATAATGATACACTTAAGGTGTATAATGAAGGCACTAATAATGCTGGTGCATCAGCTGCAACCATAAATGTATTAGCAATGGGCGATAGAGAGGTTCCTTAAACAATGTTTAAAAATATTAATGCTGGATTAATTGCTTCAAGAGCAAGTTTTTTAACTAATCGAAATAGATTATTATATACTAGATTAATTAAAGATAGTACTGGTGAACAAGTGTACAGTTCATCAACTGGATACGTTTATCACATTTTTACACAACCTGGGTCATTTACAATGCATACTCCAGGATATGTAGATATTATGCTCGTCGGTGGTGGCGGCGGTGGTGGTGGCGGTACTGATAGAAACACAGAGTATTCACCCTATCTTCCATGGCATGGTGCTGGTGGCGGTGGTGCTGGCGGAGTAGCTCATTGGTATAATAAGTACATGCCAGGTGGTCCAGGTACTCTTGATACTGGTGCAGGTACCGGTGGTGTTCCTTCTAATTCACATATGCCTGGAAGGTATTATGTCCATGTTGGTGCTGGTGGTCCTGCTGGTGGTGGTGGGTTTATTATCGATCCTGGCGGTGACCACGAATTTGGCCATAAAGAAGGAGAACCTGGAAATTCTAGTTATATAGGAGCTCATCTAGATGATTCTCCAGTTGGTGCAAGTGCAGCGCAGGAATGGGGCATGCTGGTACCTAGTCTTTATGCCCCAGATACTTATCCTGACATAGGAGTAGTCCATTTGCGTTACCCATCGTCAGACCCAGGAAGAGTTTCTGAAAGACTTATTGCCATGGGTGGAGGTGGAGGCGGATTTGCTGGTTGGGGAGGCTTAGGTCGTGGCGAAATCTCTGGGTTCGATCCAGACAGTCATTATGTACCTGGAATACTGGGGAAAGATGGGGGATCACAAGGAGGGCACGGACATCTCATCAAAGATCCTCCTGGCGCAGCTTTCTATGCAGTAACAGTACCTGGAGCATTGGCTAATGGTAATGAAAGTTGGTTGCATCCAGAAGAACTACCACAAGGAAATCCTGGTGGATTAAATGATGCAGCACCTGATCCTTCAGGTTCCATCGGCGGCGGTGGTGGCGGAGGTGCTGGTTCCCCTGGTCGTTATGGTCAGAAATCTTCTGACGGTTCAGCAACGTGGTTTGCTGGTGCTGGAGGTGCTGGCGTTGCTGCTTTCAATGGTGACACTGGAATTCCTAATGATTATGGCACTCCAGGACCTGCTAATGATCCTACTACTTTTACAACTCCTTTTCCAGGAAGTGTTCCTTCCGGTATACGTTCAAATAATGTTATGTTGGAGACTAGAACTAGGTGGTTTGGTGGTGGTGGTCATGGAGGATTTAATGATAATTGGAGTTGGTTAGATTCTGTAGTTAGAAGCTACGATTCTAACAGTGGCATTTATACATATTCGGCAGTAAATGGATATGTTGGTGGTGGTGGCGCACGTTTTGGTCCACCATCATTGAGTGGTTCTGATAATCCTGAAGAATTTGCTGAAAATGTGTATCCTTTCTGCCATTACCAAAATGGTAGAGCGAATACAGGTGGTGGTGGATGTGGAGGAGCTCACCGTAGTTACTCTGACACCGGCAATTATCCAGCAGGATCAGGAGGTTCTGGAATCGTCATAATTCGCTATCAGGCAGCTCATTGACAAATTATGAGACTTATGCTACAATACCTAGGTAGTCACAGAATTTGAATGACTGAACAAGATTATTTGACTCGTTGTGTTGTTGACCCCATGTCACGGACATTTTACCTGTACTCCAGTGAAGGCAATACACAAACGATCGAGTGTGAGACGCTAGAACAGTTTATGGATGTTCTTGATGTTACAAAAATGCTTCTTGATGATACTGACTGCCTTGCATATACAAATCCACTAATGTAAAATGGAAATATTTACTTTGAAAGAATGGGAAGAGAACTTTGATGAACTTTTTGATCGAGTCGAAAATGGAGAAACGATCGGGATCATGAGAGAAGATGGTCAAGCAGCAGTAATGATGCCTGCCGATGATGTCATGACAAAGATGTACATCGAAGACAACCACGAAGCATCTTGACAAACCACCATTCTTACATTATAATTACTACAGCGAGGACTTGAGACGTTCCAACCAAAGGTGCCCAGCGGTTCGGATATACCGAAACCCTGTAGTTGGGAATCAGCCCCCTTTGGATGTTCAGGGTGGACCCCTGTCCTACTCCGATGTGAAACTGTCAGTATACTGGGTGTAGCGCCCACATAGTATACGGATAAGTCCATCGTCATGGGACTATCGCATATTGGTTAATGCCCACTGCTTATAACGGTGTGAACTGGGTTCAATTCCCAGTAGTCCTATTTCTAAATAAAGGAAAAACCAATGTCCTTTAAGTATAAGATCACATCTTCATTTCATTGGTACAATAATGAAAGTATTGTTGTAAAGATGTATTTTATAAATGGAATTCCATTTACATTTGATGAGCTTCCAGATGGACATCTCTATGACAGAGAGTTATGTGAGGAAGCAAATAAGAATAGATCTTATGAGATAGAAGATTTATATAGACTTTCTCTCTATTTGATAGATGAAGAAGCACATCCATGTCTTTTTATGGTGGACTTGGAAAACCCAGAAGACATGCCTGATGACGAGTGTATTGTTTATGACGAAGAAGATCTGACCTCATAAATAAAACATAGAAATATTTCGTCAAGCATAGTCAGATGCCTCTTAATAAGTTAGATAATTTTATCAAGAACACTGAAGGTAGAATTCTTTATGTGAACCCCAGTGATCTTGACTCTACCGACTCGGTTACTAATGAAGGTAATTCACTTGCTCAACCATTCAAAACAGTTCAAAGAGCACTGTTAGAGGCAGCAAGATTTTCATATCTGCAAGGAAATAATAACGATATTACCGAAAAAACCACTATTTTACTATTTCCAGGTGAGCACACTATCGATAACAGACCTGGATGGGCAATTTATGATAATAATAATGTTGCTTATATTGTTCCTCCATCAGGAGGTACTGGAGTTCCTGCAGCCCAAAATTTAAATTTACAACTCGATAGTAATTTTGATTTAACTCAAGAAGATAACCTACTTTATAGATTCAATAGTGTTCATGGTGGTGTTATTGTACCTAGAGGAACATCTATTGTTGGTCTCGACTTAAGAAAAACAAAGATTAGACCTAAGTATGTTCCTAATCCTACAGACACTTACGAAGATGCTCCACAGTCAGCAATCTTTAGAATTACTGGTGCATGTTATTTCTGGCAGTTTTCAATTTTTGATGGCAACGACTCTGAAGAAGTATATACTAATCCTAAATCATTTGACACTAATAATAGATCAAAACCAAGATTTAGTCACCATAAGTTAACTTGTTTTGAATATGCGGATGGTGTCAATGTAGTCAATAGATCTGCATATGGAGAATTAACTGACCTTGATATGTATTACCATAAGGTTGGTAATGCATACAACGATTATAGGGAAATTGAGAATCTATCTAAGTATCCCAAATCTTCCCTAGCATTTGCCAAGAGAGCACCTGAATGGGAAATTGTTGGTGCCTTCCAGGCAGACCCTATCAATATTAGTGACATTAAATCTGGTAATGGTACAACTGCATCAACCAGAATAACTGTAACTACATCAACTCCACATAACCTCAACTCCAGTACACCTATTATTATTCGTGGTGTAAGAGTAACTGATTATAATATCTCAACATTTGTTCAGGATATTATTGATGATTTTACATTTACTTATCTACTAGAGAAACTTGAAAGAAATCTTGATGCATCACCACCACTAGATAATGCAACAGTAACAATTGAGACAGATACTGTCAATGGAGCATCTCCATACATCTTCAACATTTCATTGAGATCTGTCTGGGGTATATGTGGAATGCATGCGGACGGCTCTAAAGCAGATGGTTTCCGTTCAATGGTTGTTGCACAGTTTACCGCTGTGTCCCTACAAAAAGATGACCGTGCATTTGTAAAGTATGATGAAACAAGACGAGTGTATGATCAAGTCGAATATACTCCCGTAAATGGTGCGGCACTACCTGCAGGATCATCCTCAACAAATAGTGCAAAAGTATATCACTTAGATCAAACTGCAATGTATAGACCTGGATGGGAATCCAGTCATATTAGAGTATCTAATGATTCTTTTATTCAGGTCGTTTCCGTTTTCGCCATTGGATTTGCATTCCACTTTGATATGGATACTGGTGCCGACGCATCAATTACAAACTCAAACTCAAACTTTGGTCAATTTGCACTAAAATCTGAAGGATTTAAAAAAGGAGCATTTGATAAAGACGATCATGCATATGTAACTGGACTAATTGCTCCAAGATCAATTGATCGTTCAATTGAAGATGATATTGAATGGTCAGAGAAAACCGAAGCTGCTGAGTATCAAGGCAGAAAAGTCACTCTTAACAAGCCTTTCAGAACACCTGATGGGCCAAAGAAGATGTCTGTATATGTCAAAAACGAAAAAGGCAATGTGGTCAAGGTTAACTTTGGTGACCCTAACATGAAG